ACACCAACCTCAACATATCCATCGCTGGTCAACCAAGAAGAGGCATCAATCTCAACATAACTTTTATCAATCATCAGAACTCTCCACTAGCACACAATCTGTTTTCAAAACGAAATTGATGAAACGATGACCGCTCATCTGTGGATCGGGATCTTGCAAAGACTTATATTCGTTGCCACAATCTTCTAGAAAGGGAACGTATTGACCAACCTTGTCTGCATACCAACGAGAGGGATCGCTACACTTTTCGATTAAAATCTTCACCGGGCACTCCGTAATATTCAAGTACGGTCATGAACGCACGAACCTGGTCAACAAGATAATTCACATCTTTAACCGGATCACTGTCGTACCAAGCAAGACCTTCACCGTTACTGCGCTCTTCAATGCTTTGCTCAAATGACGCAATCGCATTTTTTAATTCTTGAATAACGATGGCATCGACCTGTTCGTCTTCAAGTTCGATCATCACTTTCTGCATTTCTTTTTTCCTCAGAGTCCAAGACCCATTACCATTGTCTATCCATTCGATATCGTCGCCTTCTTTCCAGCCAAGCAACTCCATCTCTTCGTCAGGAAAGATCAGATATTGACCATCTGAATCTTCCTGCACATCAAGCGTATAGCTACGAGCGGTATCTGGTATTTGCATCGATAGTATCCTTTAAGAACTGCACATCAGCACCCGCTTCTTCACCAAACTTCATGAACGCAGACATGTCTTTCGGAAAACAGTGTCCGCCATAACCAAACATTCCATCAGGACCAGGAACAGCAGTGTGCGAGCGACCGACACGTGGATCAAGGCAGAGACCATCGATCACAACGTCGAAGTCTTGACCGCCACATGCTTGAAAAATCTCATAAGCCTGATTAAAGAACGTCACTTTGGTTGCAAGGAAGCAATTCAAAAAGTACTTTGCAAACGAGGCTTGTTCAGCAGTCATGTATCGCACGTTCTTCAGATTAGGCAAAACGGGTGCGAATATCTCGTGCCACCAGCGCATAGAACCGCCACCATAGATCGCAAACTCAGAGTCGATAAACTCTTGCGTCGGATCTGAACCAGTTGTGCCACGCAGATACTCAGGGCTGAACGTGATGTCCAGATGATCAAACTCACGCAGAAAAACGGGATTCGTGGTCGACTTGATCAGGTACTTAGTGTCACGATACTTATTGAAAACATCAACGATGTTATCAGTATAACATGAACCGTCTTCGCCCATGGGCGTAGCAACACAGACAACAACACCATCAACAGTGTCAACCATGTCGAATGGAAAATTAGAACCCTTAGCGGGATCATCAAAGAACAGGTCAATGTCTGGATGATTTGCTAGGGCAGTACCAACAGCAGTACCAACAGGACCTAGACCAGTAACAACGATGCGTGGCATTCACTTCTCCATAAATTTTTCAAGATAACTGCCACCCACATCGTCGATGTAAGTGCAGAGGTCATAGAACTTTTCTACGACCAAATAAAAAATGTCCCAGATCAACACTGGAACAACTATCAATGATAACTTAAACGCACGTCGGTAGTCAATATCCGACAGCGCGTCCATTAATCTCTCCCCAAGTTTCGCTATCGACCCTTTCTTCATATTCTGGATACTCCTCGCACAGATCAGACAAACGTTCGCAGATTTCTAACGACTGCTTTGAATAAATCATTTTTGGAACTTTTGGACTGGTGTCAGTCAACAGTTCCGTCACTAGCTTTTTATATAGTGACCTGAATTCTTCGTAACTCATGACACGTCCTTTTCAACGATAGACCAAACCCGATCAGGATAACGATCTTCAAGTTCTTGCTTCAACGACTCTGCGGCAGACCAAGAATACTCGATCCAAGTATAAGGTGACTCACCGGTCTTGCCGTTCCATTGACCTTCGTAAGTCACCATGTAGATTAGAGCGTCATGCATTACGAAATCACCTGAACACGACCATCGTAGTCGAAAGTAGTTTCGAAGGGAACGTAGCCGATGTCACCGATTCGCGAATCATCGTCCGTGTCAGCGCCTGTGATCTCGATGTGAAATCCTTCGAACATCGGAAACTTATGGAGAGGGTGAATCACAGTACCCTTCTTGATGACACGACCAACAATAAAGTGCTCGTGACGACCCTCGATAGGTTCAAAGTCAAACGCTTTGATAACGTCACCGATCTCAGCAGTGTTTTCATACTTCAACATAATTAAGCCTCCAGAACGTAAGGTTTGCCAAACTGACCAACGTTGATGTAGACATAGTGACTTCTGTGAAAATAGTCAGTCATAATGTCATCGTTGCAGAAGAAGTCAGGACCCTCAAGAGCGGCTTTGAGTTCGCTCAAAAATGCAACAACTTTAGGACAGTTGTAGTTCTCTTCGATCCAGTAAGGGTTGACCTGAATGTAGTCTCGATCAAACTCGTTACCACCTTCAAGGGCACCAAGAACATCAAGCTTACCGCTCTTGATGTTGCAGACTAAGCCGCTGTGATGCTGAACCGCAAGAGTTCCCTTCATGCCGTACTTCTTGAGTACAGCCTTGATGCCGGGAGCCAACTTCTTCTTCATTTCTTGACTTACATACGCCATAACAAACAACCTCTCATCTCAAATTACATAGTAATTATCGCAGGAATCTGGGTGGTCGTCAACGGTTTTTTAAACTTTTTTTAGACTTTTTTGTTATAAGCTTATAAATCAATGACTTAAGCGGGGGGTCGAAAGCTTCGTTGTCCAGTCTCTTCTTTTTCTGGAGCGGGTGGAGGGCAGATTTGACCACGGGCATTGCCGTTAGCCACGCCAGGAACGCCGCCATTGACAGAGACGTTCCAGCAAGGGAGATTGGCGCACCCACTCACGGTGAGTAGCGCCAAGATGCTAAAAGTAAGTTTCAAGCATTTCCAGTCGATCATGATATTCAGCCATCTTGCTTAGTTCAGTTTCAAGGGTTTCCATCATATCTGGATGTTCTGCGACAGCCACAGGATTCTCCAGAATGAGTTCTGCATTCATTCGGTGCTTGTGAATGCTTGCTTCGAAATGCGCTTTTGCGACTTCGACGATCTTATCTCTCACGCAACAGCCTCCTCTTTCGGATAGCCTTCGTACCACTCAATTACGGTATTCACACGAAACGAGCGCCATGCATCTTTGTCAAGACACCAGACAGCAAAGTTGCTACTGCTAGGATCCATGTCTTGAACCGCGATTTCTTTACCTGCGATCTCAGCATTGAGCGTACAGGGCATGATACGAATCTCGTCGGTGTTGATCTTTTTGAAGACAACGGTGACAACACCTTGCTTTACTGCATTAATGAACTGTTCTGGATTCTGCATTTTATCCTCCGAAGTAAGACAGAATGTTTTCAGGAGAAGTGACCTCGTATGGGTCAGTTTCGCAATTATCTTCGCGACCTGGTTCTTCGAACATTTTAACGATCACGCCATCAATTACATGCATCGCATAGCGCCACGAACGATTGCCAAAGCCTAGATTGTCTTTAGCAACAAGCATTCCCATCTGCTCAGTGAAATCACCAGAGCCATCAGGAATTACTTTGACATTGACCAATCGCTGATCTTTAGCCCATGCATTCATCACGAACGCATCATTGACCGAGATGCAGTAAATATCATCAACGCCGTACTGTTTGAAGTCGCCATACAACTTTTCAAAGTTGGGCAGTTGATACGTAGAGCAAGTCGGCGTAAATGCACCAGGAAGAGAAAAGACGATCACAGACTTACCCATGAAAAGGTCTTCACTGGTCACATCTTCCCATCGATACGGATTTGCACCGGGGATTGAATCATCACGAACCCGAGTTTTGAATACAACGTCAGGCACTTTTACGGGGCTAGTCATTTATTTCTCCTATTAAAGAATGATATCACAAAATATTTTCGGACGCAAGCGACAACGAAAAATATGGAAGTAAAGATTATAGTCATCAACTCCGCAGTCAAACTGAGAGGTAGAAACATTTTGAGAAGTATGTAGTTGAGAACTAAGTTAATTGGTGTTGCTACGATTGTATCACTTACAGCCGTCTTAGCGGCCTTCATGTTAAATGTCATTTACTTTCCAGTATAGATGTCGTCGATGTAATCCCTAAACTGATCGACTTTATCCAGACGATTGGGCCAATAGATATAGTCCTTCTCTGGATTCTTTCTCAGATTATCCAACAATGGTTGAATAGCATTATACAACTTATCGAGCCGACTTTCAACCGCATCCTTTTCTGTCGAAGATTTCTGAACAATCTCCAACTCTTCTTCAGTTACGGCTGTAAAGCCAAAATCGAAAATGTCTTCTGTCATACCTTGAGTCCGTCTACGTTGAATTTAACATCATACTCAGGATAATCAGTGATGTCCACTTTCACGTCACTCTCAATGTTGATTGATGGATACGAAATTGTATCTACTGTGAGTGGACCTAGACCGATAGTATCTTTAGAAGGCGCATGATCGAGCCAATCGGTATCCATCTTGATTGACACTACAGGATTCAGTCGGTCATGTTCGTACAGTGCAAGAAGTGCATAGTGCAGAATCTTCATCAAGTCTTTGCGATGGTCGTCTGAAGAACCTTTCTTGCCATATCGACCGTTGTATTTATCAACGTTGCCAAGAAAGAAACCGAGACCATGCCCACGATCAACAATTACTTCACTCGATTGGAATCCACCATGACCATAGTGACCGCTGTACGTAGCGTCAATGTAGTCTTTGAATTCTTGGATCAACTCATCTTCACGAAACTTATATTCAATAGCCATCAATTCACCTTTCTTTCGGCACCGTTTTTGTCAGTGACAATCAGTTCTTCATTTTCATTAATAACGATAGACTTAGCATCAAAGACTGTAAGCAAAGCAGACCATACATCGATCAAGCCGTCTTTATAACCAAGATGTCTACCAGCCCAATACGAGCCAAACATCAGCCCTACTGCAATAAGAGTATGAGTGTAGGGATCCATAACGCACCTCCTAGAAGATTTTTATGTTCTTGAGTTTTTCGCCCGAAGACGATTTGTCAAAAACCGGTATATCATCATCAACAAGGTTCTGTTGTGTTTCATCTACATCATATAGTTTCATCTTACTTCGATCTACGCCAATCACAAATCGCTTATCGACGTTAGGATCATTGTAACGATTCTTTAACTGTTTCACCATTATCTGTCCAAGACTATTTAGCTCATCGTTGGACACAAGGGCGAACATCAGGTCAGCCGTTGCAGGAAGACCGAAAGACTCAGATGTGTCTTCTAGTCCAGGATCAGAATTGCCATACCCCGACCGAGTCGTTTGTGTTGCTGACACAATAGGCACATCAAACTCTACAGCAAGCCCGCGTATTTCTTCTGCGATAGCCTTGACATAAGTATAAGAGTTGATTGCACCGCCCATGGCTTTCATTCTAGACGATGCACAGATGTTCAAGTAATCAATGAAGATTAACTCGGGAACAAACTTTTTCTTCAGTTTGAGTTCCATCAGCAACGCCCGGAAGTGACCGCTATGAGCCTGTCCAGTCGGGTACTCCTTGATGATCAGCTTACCGTTTGTGCTATTCGCAATTTGACGCACACGGTCAGTGAACATTGTCTGCGACATGTTCTCTAACTGATCGATTGGCACATTCAGCAGATTTGCGTCAATGCGTTCAGCAATGCGCTCCTCTGCCATCTCCATCGTAATGTACAAGACATTACGACCCTGCGATAGGGCACTAGCCGCAACGTGACACATGAACAATGACTTACCAACACCCGTGCCTGCCAAGGCGATGTTTAGCGTCTTATTTGGCAGTCCACCCTTTGTGATTCGATTGAAGTAATCGAGATCGAAGGGGATGCGCTCTTCTTGCTCATGATAAAAGGCGTATCGTTCATCTACGTTTTCAAGGTAGTCATGACCTACGTTCGTGTCGAACGATACGGCTAGTGCATTCTGTAGGATGTCAGGCAGAGCGTTCTTTGATAGCTTCTCATGCTTACCGTCGATGATTGTAATCGACTCCATGATAGCACGATAGACCGCACGATCTTGACACCACTTTTCTGTTGTATCTAATAGCCACGTATCATTCTCTTCTTTCACCTCAAAGATGTTAGGAAGAATGTCCATGGCATGAGTGTACATCTGATCAGTCAATTTGTCAGACTGATCCAATTCAATCTTAAAAGATTCTAGCGTCGGCAACTTATTGTATTTGCCAACAAACTTCGTCACCTCAGTGAACAGATGTTGGTACACACCTTCGAAGTATTCTTTCTTAATGAAAGGAATGACCTTACGCATGTAAGGTTCATTTGTCAAAATGTTTCGAATGATTGTTTGTTCTAAATCAATCTTCACTGTCATCGTCGGGATTGCCTAATTGTAAACTACCGGTTTGCGCCGCTTCTTCAAGAACAGACGCAAGAACTTCTGCGGCTCGATCTTGAAGGGCTACGTTCGCTTCTGTCAATTCAGTATCAGGTGTTGATACTATCATAAAATTAAAGTTTAAGCAATCATTTTCTCCGTCGAAAGCAATGTTCCCAAAACGCAATACAGTCTCAGTAAACTCACCCTTGATGATACGAATATCCCAAGACTGATCGCGCTCGTCATCTGTAGCAGGAATCAACTGATAGTCAATTCCCTCTCGCGCTACTCCGATACCCATCACTCAACTTCCATTTCTAGATCAAGTTCAATCGATGCACCAGCACCAATCTTGTACTGCTTTTCAATGAACGACTGGAAGTCTTCGTCTTCTAATAGTCCTTCCCAGAAAGAATGCGCGAGCGTGTCTTTCTCTCTGACCTTTCCGCCAACCAGTTGTCCAGTAGCTTTATCAACCAGTTGATACCAGCCGTTACTAGGCTTAATAACAAAACCACCAGCAAGAGCAACATCCAGAAGACCACTATAAGGCTCAATCCCACCTTCCCAAGAAACTCGGATAGGAATCTTTGACTTCTCTTTAACAAATCGAGACTTTTCGACGTTGATAATAAAGTCATAACCAGTTACCTCAGTGCCAGTTTTGTTCTGCCGACGACCGAGAATCCAGATGTTATCAGCAGAGTAGTAGATACCGGTACCACCGCCAACAATATCTTTCGGAAACAAACCAATCTCTTTGTACGTATGATTGATTGCAAGAAGAGGAATGTTCTTCATCGTCAGATAAGGAGTTGTCATTCTGAACAAGCCCTTGAGTGCTTTCGCACGTGACATATCAGCCACAGACTTTTCGTTGATTGCATCCTCAAGTTCTTTCTTAGATGCTAGGTTACCAATAGAGTCAATCACCACAATAACTTTATCGGCTTTGTCCAGATTCTCAAGCTGGTTGATCAGATCAAACTTCAGTTCTTCGACATTGGTGATAGGCGTGTGGAGCACACGATTCACATCAATACCAAACGTTTCAAAGTAAGACTGAGGCGAACCAAACTCAGAATCATAGAACAGCATTACTGCATCTGGATCAGACTTCAAAAACTCAGCCGCCATCTTTAGTGCAAACGAAGTTTTAAAGTGCTTAGATGGACCAGCGAGAACAGTAAGTCCTGACGCCAGTCCACCCTTCAGACTACCAGACAGAGCGACATTCAACATAGGAACGTCGAGGGTTGTAATCTCACGCTCTTGAAAAAACTCAGACTCAGACAGCACAGCCGTGTGTGCGACTTTAGAGTTTTTCTTCAGCTTGTTCATTACTGACATATATTAGTCCTTCAGATTTTTAAAGTTAATGCACTCATCAATTAGCGGTAGTTTGTCAGACAGACCCGCAAGTGCGCGTACATCGTGATTCAAGAATTCACCAGCATACCCACGGGCTTGCTTGTAACTAATCGAATCGTCAGTCTTCGCACGAACGAACGTAGGAACCATGACACTCTTGTCAGTAATGTCAGGTGCATTCTCCATCAAACGTCGAACGATTGTTGGATTCGCATTCTTAACATCAAGAATGGTATCATACAACTGATTAAAGAAAGTCTGCTTGACTGCTTTGAAGCCCGCAAGACCTAGTTTAGCATAAATTACTTCCCAAATGCTACCAACAGCAACTTGTGCGGCTGAGAAATGGCTCGCGTGTTGCAGAAGTTGCATTAATGCTTGCCGAGGCTTTTCTTCGCCACCAACTATATGATAGTCAGAGACTAAAATTTCACCCATGTTTGTTGCATCACTCATCTCAGGGAAGTAACAAACTTTTGCGCTAAAGACATCATAGCCCAGAGTCGCAATCAACCGCTGAGTTGTTTCGATGTTTAGCGTTGATCGAATGCAGATGGCACACTCGGTTTGCTTAAACAATTTGTTTACAGCGTTTAGAAAATCCGCGTCATCGAACGTATCGTTTTTCATCAAAGGAATTTCTTCACAGATGAATACGATAGTAGGTCGCGACTCAATCAGAGCATCAACGTCATTAAACGATTCTGCTCTTACAAACTCAGATGCTTTGGTATTGAAAGCAACAGCAGTTGCATCAGCAAGCATATTGCTACCAATAATGCCCGCTTTCATCGTCTGAAGACCAGCTTCCTCTTGACCAATAGGCGGTGATTGAGGATGCTCCCAGCCTTCTTCATCTACTCGTACAACAGTTCCATCGGCTGCCACTTGAGGTTCGCTCAGTTTTGGCGCGATTTCAGTTACATTATCACTCATCATTTGCTCCTAGTTATTGCGATAGGCATATTCAACTGCTCTATCAGCTTCTTTCTCTAGTGGTCGATTAGTATACCACATTCCATTTTCATTGTCAAATTGTCTACAAAGTTCTGCGATTTGCTTTGCAGAAATAGGATAACCATTCTTGATGGCATTGCCTGCTGTAGCAACCATGATCTGATACATCTTGTGATACCATCCGGTACTCGTTATTGTTTGATACTGCATAGAAAGTTTCTTTGGCCAAAACGGGCAATCACGATAGCTGGACCAAGAAACGTTGGTGTTATCTAGTGCTTGCTTACGATGCTCAAGCACTGCTTTTTGCAACTCGGGCGGCAGACGATCTAAAAAGTTTTTGCCTTCTTTCTCTTTGTATGGATGTTTAGCCTTTAAGTAGTCTGGATCAATAGGGTCGCCGTGATTAGAAAACATAAAATTATGAGCGTCGAAATACTGAGCAGGAACGTAGTACATACGACTAAGATCCTTTGTCTGAGCATCGCCGATCTCACCAAGTTCTGTGTTGAGGGCATGCCAGAAATGTCGGATCTCATCTCGCTCGACGTTTCGTGTAAGTTCAAATACAAGTCGGAATTTAGGTGTATCGACTGTACTACTTGCAGTAGAATAACACACAAAGTTCCAATGCCCATACCTACTATGAAGCTCATTTGTTAGTGGCTCCTCAAAAGTGACATCATCAACATCGACAGCCGCCCAGCGACCCCAGTACTCAACGTTGTCATTTGATCTTGTTGTACCTTCAGTATAAATTGCAGGACTAATCAGCGAAGCAGTTTTCTTCGACTCGGGTATGCTAGACAAACCAGACAGCAACTCAGTAAACTCATGCCAATTATTCATGGTCATTCGTTTATGAGTCTTATTGTCATAACGATTTTTAAACAGCGTCAGTTCTAGTTTCATTCAGAAATTATAACAGATTAAGTTGTGGGCTGTCAACCTTTACCAATGCCAATTGATTCATCTTACGTCTACCCTTGAACGTTTGCTCGTAGTAGAACTTTTTTATCAACTTTAGTTCGTGATGGTCTGCGAATGCATCGCGAACAGGAACCAACTCAAAGTTATCGATCAACATAGCTTTAATGCCGAGATCAATGCACATAGTCATATCATGTGAAGCCGCAGGATAAGTGTGACCGCCATCGATTAGTGCGAAGTCGTAATCGTAGATAGAAATTTCGTCTATCATTTGATGTGCTTTGCCAGGAATCCATCGCCACTTATTTCGATACATCTTCGATAGTTTTATAGCGGCAAGCCATCGTGCCGCAGGATTGATTCTATCGTCTACTTTGCCGTTTCGATCTTCGTAAGGCGAGCAAGAAATCATCTTTTCAAGGTCTTTGTATATCTCAAGTTGATATGTGGT